CGACTTAATGTTTTCGTGACATCACGAAAACATCCTTTTTAGCGCTGTGCGCGTCATGCTTTTGGTTCACGCCATTTTTGCTTTAGCTTGTCTTTTTCTTTCTGAATGTTGAGGTAGGTTTCGTAATCCACGCTTGTGTTCTGTTCGAGATTGACTAAACTTTGTATTGCGCTGCGTCTACGTTTGGCTCTAACCTCTCTCAGCTCGTCAGAATGTGCCCTAAAATAGCTTTCTGTGTCTTGGCTGGTATCTTTATCTAGAATCTTATCAAAATAGCGTGGAGGCCTTTTCTCGCGTCCTCCTGCGCATATGATGCTATCCGTTTTCAAGATTTCATCTTTGTGTTCGTTTAGATACTTTTCGCCGATGCCTTTTGACATGATTCTAAACTCAGGTTCTCGGCCTTCCATCCAGTACTTTGCCGCTTGCTCTGCACCTATGGCTTTTTTGTTGACGTACTGCGCCACGTATGCGTAGCTTCCCGGCTGTGCTGGTGAAAAGTCTATCAGGCCTTTGCCCCAGATTTTTTGTAACCATTCCGACTTGAAATAGCTATTTCCTTTTTGGTTCTTATACCATTGTGCATCCGGTGGCTTTAGTCCGAATACTATTGCATGATAGTGCGGTCTTTTTGTTCTGTCGCCGTATTCGGCTGCTAGGAAGTATTTTATTGGCTTCTTGTATGCTTTCCGTAGCCGTTTTAGAAATAGCTGCACGTCTCGCTTGCTTACTGTCTGACTTTGAATGCTTCTGTAACCCTTGAGAATTTCGCCATAAGGTATGTGCTCATCATCATATGTTAGCGTTAGAAAAATCACATCGTCCCACTCTTTGGCTTCTAGCTCAATTCTCGTTGCCCATTGGTCAGCCATTTGTTTGCGGCAGTATTCGCATTTACCGCATGGTAATAACGCGAACTTTCCTTTTTTTATTCCGTCCATGATGTCCGCTTGCAGTCCTTGTTTTGATAGGTTCTCCAGACTTCCCCACAGCTGTGGTTTTTTCGTGTCCATTTGAAATATTAATGGTTTTGTACATGGCATTTTTGTTACCGGCACAAGCTTCCTTGTCTATCTTGTGCCGGTTGACACCTCGCTTTCTTTTTATATTAACTTGTTGTAGTCGTAGTAGTAGTAGCGTGGAAACTGTTGAAAACTCGTTTTTTTAACGTTACTACGTTTATTTATTGCCTTTTTGCCTGTTGAAAACTTTGTTGAAAACTTGTTGAATTGTTGAAAGTTCGTCATTATGACGAATCTCTTTGTGCAACTTGTTGTTGAAAACCTGTTGAAAGTGTTGAAAACTCAAGTTTTCCACATTCTCTATTTTTTGGATTATTGTCTCTTTGCGCGTGTGTGCACGTTTCGTGCGCGCGCGCGTATAGTGATAATAGACTGTTTACCTTACTACAGCGGCAGCCCCCTGCGTAGGGGGGCGCGACGCAAGGGGGGCGCAAACCAATTTTGCGCCCCCCTTGTTTATCTTTACATTTTTATGTTTTGTTTGTCGCTTGTCTGGTGCCCCTGTGTTGGGGAACCTTAGCTTTGCACGGAAGGGCTTTTAATCTCCTCTGTATGCGTTGAATGTGTCCATGTTTGGCATGATTGGCACTCTTTGGTTGTACTTTTTGAAGTTTCCCGCTGTGTCTTTTGCTGCTTTGCCAGCCTTTTCTGCTGCTTTTTTGGCTGCTTTGCCAGCTCCCGTAAGTCCTGCACCTAATTTGTTAGCTGCATAGGTGTACTGTTGTGCCTGTTTTGCGCTTGAGGTTGCTAGCTCGCTCGCTGCCTGTTCCCAGCTTTTCGCACTCTTAAGCTGTTTTGCGCTGGTGGCCTGTTTTGCTAGCTGTAAGTATTTGTCTGCCAGTTCTGCCGTGTTGTTGCCGTACTCGTACATGGCGCTTACACTTGCAGCTTGTGCGCTCTGTTGGTTGTATCGTTGACTTCCAATACTTGCAGATGTTCCGCTTGTTGATGCTGTTGCTCCGTTGGTCGCTGCTAGAATAGGATTGATGCCCGCTGCAATCATATCTTTTACAGTGTCTTGATAGGCTGTCCCTCTCATTTCTTTTTGAAATGCTCGTTCTGCTGCTGCTTCTGCGCTGTTGTACTTCTTGGCGCTTGCTTGGCTTCCAGCATTCGCGAGGTTGCTTAGCAGTCCGCTCATCATTTGCAGTGCGTTTGCGGTGTTTACGCTGCTCTGATTTCCGAACATTGTGACGCCTGTCGGCGTGCTGATTTGCGTTGCTCCGATTTGTTGCGGTCCTGTTATGCTGCCTGTTGTGGTCTCGTTGCCTGTGCTGCTCTCGCTGCCTGTCCCTTGGCTGTTCTTGGCGCTGCTTTGGTTGTTGTTCGTTATGATGCCTGTTAGCATGCTCAGTCCTTGCATGAGGTATGGCATAAAGCTCAATAACGTCTCCATTCAAAAATAGCCCCGCTTTTGCGGGGCTTCCT